GCAAAACAATGTGAAAAAATTGCAAATATAAGAAAAGATTATCAACATAAAATTACAAAACAATTAATAAAAGAATATGATACAATTTATATTGAGAAACTTAATATAAAAGGAATGCTCGAAACCAAAGGTTTCGAGGTAAAGAATAGTAATATAACAGATGCAAGTTGGGGCAACTTTGTTGCCATATTAAAATATAAAGCTGAAAATGCTAATAGTTTAATAGTTGAAGTTAATCCAAGGAACACATCAAAGACGTGTTCCCATTGTGGTAAAATAAAAGAAACGCTGACATTGAAAGATCGAATATTTAAATGCGAAGCCTGTGGCTTCGAAATGGATAGAGATCAGAATGCAGCTATAAATATTAAACGGGCCGGAACGGCCCTTATGATGGCGGCAAAGCTGCTGTTTTAGAAGCCTCTTCCTTCAGAAAGAGATAGTTCACGAAACAATGGTTGGGATGAGTGGTTCATATGCAAGTAATGAATTAATAGAAGATAAAATAAAAAAGTAATTGAATAATTCAATATTATACTTAGATGTCTCTAAAAATTTACAATTGATGGTGTAATAATGGCAACAGATAATCTAGAACAATTAAATGGTCAACTTTTTGAAATTCCTTTACTTTCATTATTACAAGATAATGTAAAAGGAGTTGAAGATATTGTTGTTGAAGATGAAGATAATGATAAAACTGAAGATGATCATGAAGTTGAAATGCCCGAAGAAAATGATGAAGTAATATTTTCAATGCATTCTATTCCAGGCGCTCCAGAAGATATAGTGTTAGATGAAGAACCTGAAGAAGAAGTTGAAGAAGAACCAGAAGAAGATATTGAAGAAGAAATTGATGATTGGGGTTGGGAAAAATCTCATGGAACTTCTAAATTTATAAAATGGTTAAAAGGAATGATTGAAAAAGTTCCTAGTCACTCTGGAAGTGATACAACAGGTGTTGAACGAGCTATGGCGTATTTTGAAAGATTAAATACTGAAATTAGCCGTGCGATGCGTAAAGATTATAAAAATGAAATTGATGCAGCTAAAGCTGAAGAAGCAAGATCATTAATTGAAGATGGATTAAAACGTTTACGTGATAGATTAGAACGTTTACATGAAAAGAAATTTAAGAAAATAAAAAAGAAAGCGGATATAAAAAGTGTATTTGTAAAAACTGCTGCAACATCTTTTACAGGTGCTACAAGTGTAAATATTCCTTATTTTATAAGCATGATTGCTCGTATTTGTATAAATGCAACAGTGTCATCTGGAAAAGATATGAATGACATTTTTAATAAACAAATTGAAAAATACAAATTAGATAAACGAGAACAAGTTCAAATCATACAATTAATTAAAGATATGGGTTTTGCTGCTAATATTGATCGTATGAAATTTGATGAAGATGAAATTGATATTTCTAATAATGAAGGTGAACTTGCAGCTCAATATCCTGCATAAAGGTAATTATGATTAAAAATGGCTTTTATCATTTTGAAACAGTGCGACAATCAAGTTTGGCTTCAGAAGTTGAGGACTCGCTACAAAAACATTTACAAGAACAATATTTTTCTCCAAATTGTTCTAATTATTATATTGATCAAATTCGTACAGCTATTGACAATGCAGCATCTAAACAATGTGCAAATCAACAAGGTAATACTATAACCACTGTAAGTGAAATGGTTAATGATTTAATGAAGCGTACTGGATTAAAACAATATGCTGAAAAAGTTCAAGCTGAACACAATCCAAAACTTACAAGAAATAAAACAGCTGAACAAAATGATAATAATACAGTTGAAAGTTATGTGGATGTTCCAGAAATGCAACAAGCCGTTAAAACATATATAAAAAACAATGGTGCATTTCAATTCGCTCCTGTATTAAATGTATTAAAGAAAATTAAAGATGAATTAATTGCAAATCAAAACAATCCAAACGTAACTAAATTATCTAAAGAATTGATTAGTAAAGATTTAAAAGATGATAAACCTTTGTTAGAATTTATTAGTAAAGAATTTGCTCAAAGAATCAATCATGAAATGTCTAATACAGTTATGGATCTTGCTGGTGGAAATACTACAGGTGATGCCAGTGATAACAATTCATTAACTGACGCTGCTTGGAAACAAATATAATATATGTAAATATAAGTGGGTTATCATTAAATCATATAATTATTCAGTATAATATCATTATGGTAGATAAGTTTACTAATAGTGAAGATATTTTTGAAAAATTAAAAACAAATATTCTTAATATAGATCCGGTTGTATTTTGTGAAAGTCATCTAACATTGGATGGGGATAGATTTAAATTACGAGGAAATGGTTATAAGCCATTCGTAGATATTTATAGATACATTGGATTAAAATCTTTAGAAAAAACTTCAAAACCAATTATATTAGTTAAAGGAAGACAGGTTGGTGCAACAACGATGGGTGCCAATTTAGAAATGTATTGGATGGGCTGTGGTTTATTTGGAGTAAATGGACATCCACCAATTCGAATCATGCATTGTTTTCCACAATTAGATTTAGCAGCGGCATATTCTAAAACAAAATTAAATCCAGTTATTAACTCGGCAGTTATAGAAGGAAATGAAAAACCACAACCTGGTAAAAAGGTAAAAACATTTTTACAAACATTATTAAGTGGTGACGTGGAAAATTCTTTACAATATAAAGAGTTTCAACATGGCAATCATATATGGATAGAATCAACCGGTATAAATGGTGATAGAATTCGTGGACGAACTGTTGATGTTATGATTTATGATGAAGTTCAGGACATGCCAAAAGAAGCTTTGGCAAACGCAGCTAAAATTCTTTCACAAGCACAATATGGACCTCCTGGATATGGTGTTCAGATATTTATGGGAACGCCAAAAGGAAAAGATACGACATATTATGATATGTGGCAGAAATCAACTCAACAATATTTTCATTTGAATTGTGAATCATGTCATGAATATTTCCCATTATATAGTCCAGCGAGTGATGAATGGGAGAAGATATGGTTATATGAATTCTCTGTTCGTTGTACAAAATGTGGACACATTCAAGATAAACGTAAAGCAGCTGATCGTGGAAAATGGATTGGTAGAAAAGATGAAAGTGAATGTGATTATATAGGCTTTCATATTAATCAAATTTATATGCCTAATTTTACAAGAGAAAGAATTGTTAAAGAAAAACCTGGTATTAGTGCAATTAACACTGAACGAGCATGGAATAATGAAGTGTTGGGAGAATTTTATTCAGGTTCAGGTGTGACTATTACTTCAGATGAAATAAGAACAATGTGTGGTGATACGGAAAGAAAAATGCGTTCTAGAATTTTAGCAGCTGAACAAAAATTAGTTTATATGGGAGCTGACTGGGGTAAAAAAGTTGATATAGATACAATGAGTAAAGGTGATAAAAAGAGTCAATCAGGACAGTCTTATAGCACGATAGTTATTATATCTGTAGAAGGACCTGAATTAATTAATGTTCAATTTGCTACAAAATTAAAACGTAATGATTTTCAATATAAAATTGATGTAATTGATCAAGCATTTTTAAATTACAATGTAGTTCGAGCTGTTGGTGACATTGGTTATGCAGGTGATTTGACAGAAGTATTACAAAAGAAATATGGAGATAAATTTTTAGCAAGCGAAGCAGCTGGTGGTAAATTATTACAAAAAATGAAATTCAATGAAGATGTATTTCCACAAGTAATTAGTTTTGATAAGAATAAGCTCATTGAAGAAATGTTTAGTTTATTTAGAAAAGGATGTATTAGATTTCCATATGGTAGTTATGAACATATTGCTTGGCTAGTAAACCATTGTACAAGTATGGAAATAAAACCTTCTATGGATCGTTCTGGAAATATAAACATAACTTATGCAAAAGGCGGAACACCAAACGATGGTTTTATGGCATTAATTAATGCTTATTTAGCTTTTAAATTTGATATTAGCAACGGATTTAAAAATACAAAAATGTTACATAGTATTGACGATACTCGTTTTGAAAGTAAAAAGAATAATAACAATATTATGGCAATTGGTTTATCCTTACCTGGAATGAGAACATTTGCTTAATTTTTAAATTAATATGTGATATTACAGTATATCAGTTATATATATTAATTAAACGTAAATTAACTAAATTTATGTTGTATAAAAGGAATTATGGCAGATGACAATAAAACCCCTCAAATCACGTCTTTATTAGCAGCAAAAGCATTAAGTTCAGTACGAAAAAGTGAAATATCTAATCAAATTAAACGAGGAGAATTTACTGAAAGTAGAGCTGGACAAGAAGATACAAATAATAAACGAACTGGTTTGTCACAAGTTTCAGTAGCATCAGGTATATCTAAAAAAGCATTTGATGGAGTTGGTACAACAGGATTTGGGAGTAGTTGGCGTGGATCAGGTGGAACTGATCGTCAAGCTCCAGAAATGTATACTCCATTATTAATTACATCAAACACTTTATTACCTAGAGATAGAAATACAATGAATGCTTGGGCTAGAGCATTCTTTGCATTAAATCCAATTGTAAATAATGCTTTATCATTACACTCTACATATCCAATATCAAAATTAAATGTAAAATGTCCCAATAAGAAGGTTGAAAACTTTATGGGGGATATGATTTATGAAATAGAACTTTTAAATGTTTGTGCTCAAATAGCTCAAGAATTTTTTGTTATAGGAGAAGTCTTTCCGTATTTACAATTAGATGAACGTAAAATGCGGTGGAATAGAATTATAATACAAAACCCTGATTATATAAATGTAAAAAGAACTGTTATATCAGGTGAACCTCAAATTAGTTTACAACCTGATGCTGAACTTCGTAAAATTATTAATGGAACAGATGCAGATAGTGCTAAATTAAGAAGAACAATTCCACCTAATATTATTAGTTTTGTTAAAGCTGGTAAAAATATTCCTCTAGATAATTTTTATGTATCTCATTTAGCTCGTAAAGTAAGTCCTTATGATACTCGTGGAACAAGTTTAATTGCACCATGTTTTAAAGCTTTAATGTTGTGGGATAAATTACGAGAATGTAAATATGCACAAGCAGATAATATGATTAACCCAATTACATTGGTTAAGTTAGGTGGAAGTGCAGATTCTGAATATAAAATTAGTGCAGCGGATTTAGAATATTGGAAAGATTTACTTAGTCAATCTACATATGATAAAGATTTTAAAATAATCACACATGGAAGTGTTTCGATTGAAAAAATAAGTTCTAATGCTGTTATAGATATTAATCCAGATTTACAACAATTACTTAAAGAAATTTATATTGGTTTAATGGTTCCACAAGTAGTTATGGAATCTGGTGATATTACATATGCCAGTGGTGGAGTAAGTTTAGATGTTTTGAGACAAAGATATATGCAATTTCAAAACATGATGGCAAAATGGATTAAAACTAAAGTCTTTCAACCAATTGCCGAACTAAATGATTTTTATGAATATAAAGATGGTGAAAAGAAATTGATCATTCCAGATGTGGAATGGAATCATATGGCAATGTTTGATTTATCTGATTATATAAATGCCATTGCTCAACATGTTACAGGAGAAACAAAAACTATATCAACTCACGTATTATTTAGAAGTCTTGGAATAGATTTTGAAGACAACCGTCGTCAAAAACGTCATGAAGCAATTATAGATGCAATAGAAGCACGTGAAAAAGAAACGTTAAATAAAATGAATTTAACTGATCTTCGAGCACTAGATGTGGATGACGAAATACCTGACCTACCAGAATCACCAGTTCCTGGTGAAAAAAATAAACAAGAAGGTGAGGATCAATCAGGTGGCGATATGGGCGGTGATATGAGCGGTGATATGGGAGGAGGTTCTCCACCTCCACCACCACCTCCTCCACCACCACCTCCAGGACAATAATTCCCCCACAATAACTAATAAAATCAGATACAATTTAAGCGCGTGAAGTCTACTCATAGAGGATAGATGTCTATAAAAAATATGAAAAAACAAGCCGGTATTTTAGAGAATATACCATTTACACGAGATTGGGATAAAAGAAATTTAAGCAATAATAGTCAATCTTATCGAATAGCCTTGTCATTATTAGGTAATCTTCATAAATCTATGGGCAATTGTATTTCTATTCAAAAAGAACATCTAAATAGAGCCATTAGATTTGGTAAGGCGATGAAGTTGCAAGATTTTGCAAAACATGTAGATGGTTTTATGAAAGAACAATCTAAAATTACATTTATTGCTAATGATAAAAATTTAAGAGATTCTTTTATTAAATTATTAGAAAATATAGAATCAGAATTATATGGCGAACCTAATGTATTTCCATCACAAGAAATAGTTAGTGAAATTACCAGTACAACATCAATTCCTAGTAGTCTTAATAATCCTCCTGCATATGATTGGGTTGGAAGTGCTCAAGAATATTTAAAATCAATTAAAAAACCTTCTAAACGATTAGCAAGTGCTGTAGCTGAAGCAAATAAATCAATTAAAAAAGAAGCGCTATTTGATGGATGGTGGAATGGTAATAATTATTATGGTAAATTACAACGTGGTCAATCTTTAAAAAATGGCATAGAACAAATAACAAGTGTATTGAAAGATTTATATTTTAACAATAAAAATCAATATAAAATACTAGCAGAATGTGTGTCAAAAGGTGATCCTGATGAATATTATGATAATATGAAACAGTTGGCTATAACTACACAATCATCTTCGTCTCAAATTTTAACTCCTTGGATAGCACATTTTGCTAAATATATTAAAACAGCAGAAGAGCCTTTAGAAGTTACTGAACCATTACAAAATGCAGAACCTTCGCAAATTGTTGAACCATCACAAGTTGCAGAACCATTAAATGAAAATGTTGATACGACTTCTGAAAAAGAATCTAAACCTATTGATGCAGATGAAAGTATTGATGTAGTTTTCGATGATGATGATGATACTGATATTGCCCCTGGTATGATAGAACCATCTAGTTCACAACAACCTGAAGTAAAAGTTGATGAATCAAAAGTGGAAACAGAACCAGTACAAGTGGAGCCAGCGCAAGTAAAACCAACTAAAGAAGTGAAACCAAAAGAAAAACGAAAATCTGTTAAATCTTCTTTAGATATTTTAGATGATATTTATAAAAGTGCTTCATTAGGAAATCCATATATAACAGCTAATCATATATTGCTATTAGCAAATTGTGTAGATGAAGATGGTGATAGTCAATTAGCTGATGAGTTAACAAAAATAGCTCAAGAGGCATTGGATGAGTAATCATATTTTTTTAAAAACTGCTTATATACAAATTAAATGTGAGCCTGATAATATTGTCAAGGTGGCTGGAGTATTATCTAAAATTAAAAATTGGGTACTGGGTTTATTTGATGAAGGAACACGCAAACAAATAGGTGTTATTGATTCTAAATATGAATCTATTAAATATTTATTACTTCAATTACAACACAATATAGATTCTATAGAAGAGTCAATTGATAATGTAAATTTATCTTCTTATGATGCAAATGTAACTCAATTAATAAAGACTATAGAAATTTTACAAAACAAATTAGAAAATGCCAAAACAGAAATAAATGAAGCTCAAATACCTAACAATGAAGTGGTAAATTCTAATAAACATATTATTGAAATTTTTAAGAGTAAAACATTGCGTGAACTTGGTATAACAACAAATCAAATTAGGTATAATAATATAGATCGATTTTTCAATTCTTTACGAGGAGCTTCAAAAGATGGCAATAAAATTGGACCAGGTAATGTTTTAAAACATTTTCAAAATGAAGCCAAACTAAATAGATTTATTGAAGCTGTGCAACAACAACATGTTGCTGAATATATACCTGAATCATTATTAAATTTTAAAATTGTTAATGTCCTTGAACCAACAAAAAGAAATAATACAAGGATGATTAATATTGGAAAATTAAATACTCATGGTGCTTTAAAAGTAAAATTTGAAGGAATTGATTATAATATAATAATGCAAATATATGTTGATGTATTTGTTGAAGATACATCTAACATAAATGAAGAAATAAAAAATGGTATATATACTATAAGTTCTCAATTTGTATGGGGCGTTAATATAACTAGTTTACCAAATCAAATTAATATAGATAACACACATAATGATAAAATTCAATCTAATTTATCAGGATTATTAAGTGAAAATGATATTATTGATGATAACGACGATGATGACGATGATAATGATGAACATAAAGAAATGTTATCAAGACCAGATGATACATTAAGCGATATAAAATAAAGGTAGATATGGACCAAATAAAACTTGAAGAATTTTATATGAAAATTGTAGAGGCAAATGTTGTTAAACAAGCCGAGGTCATATCTAATACAAGTTCACTTCCATCTGTTCCTAGCATTCCAAGTGTTCCACAAGTAAATAATATTCAACCTACAGTACCTGATAATACTTCTATTTCTGAGCAACAAAAGAAAGATGAAGAGCAAAAAAAATTAGAAGAACAAAAAAAATTAGAAGAACAAGCTAAAGTAACAAACAAACCACTTGAAGGTAATAAACCTCCAGAAGCCAATAAAATAGCTTCATTAATATCTAATGCAATTCAAAATATTGCTGAAAAATATGCTTTTACAACAATTTATTATATGAATCCAAAAGTAAAAGAAGCTATATTAAATAGAATTAGTGGCAAAATTGCAGTTATTAAATTTGCAAATTCTAATGATCATTTTCCTGCTATTATAGATAATGATACATATGATCATTATGTTAAAGGTGGTATAGAATCTATATATGTACCTTTATCAAATGCAGATAAATTTTTTACATATAATATAAAAAATGCAAACAATATCAATGTTAATAAGATATATGATCTTATGAAAGATATTCAAAAAAATGGTTATGTTGATAGTTTTGAAATAATAAAAACAAATAATCATATGGATGTTATTTGTAATTTAGATGAATATCAAGAAGTGGCGCAATTACCTAATTTAATTACCGAGGCAATGATTGATATAGATAATATTGTTTTAGAACTGCCAGAAATAGAATGTTTATGTATGATTCCAGAAAGTATAATTAAAAAAGATAATTCAACTGTCAAAACATTGCAAAGGTAATTATGAAAGCATTTTGTGTTATACCAAATAATAAAGTTTTAGAAGCATTGTCTAATGGAATTATATTAAGACAAAGTAGTGTAATCAAAACAAAAAATGATTGTATGTCTATATTAAGTTCAGTTGCATTTGAAAATAATGGGGCTGTATTATTTGAAATAGATGATAAAGTTGCTAAAGAAAATTTTTCTGGTGAATTATATGTTGAAGGAACATGTTTAATGCCTATAAATCCAGATACACTTGGTATAGAACAAGGTATAGTAAAAAAATGTTATAATCAATGTATTGATAATAAAAGAAATATTCGAACTGCTCTTTTAAAACAAGCTCAAAAAGAAATTAAAGAAAACGCAGCAACATCAACTCAATCTATATTAAGTAAATTAAATCAAGAACAATTATCTCAATTTACTATTGAGTATAATATAGCATCTAAAAATGCTAAACAAGAGAATATTAAAAATGCTCATAAAGCAGCTTTTATGACTGCTTTAAGAAAAGTGGGAGTATAAATGCCTGTTCGTTTTATGGAAGTTGTACCTGATAAATTATATAGAGGTGGAGCACCTACTTCTATAGATGTTTATATGTTAAAAAATAAATGGGGTATTCAACAGATTATATCGTTAGATAAAAAATCTGCAAAAACAATAGCAGATGATTGTTTACGTTTAGGTATTATGCATATTATTATACCTGTTCATGAATATGAAGAAAATGGTCACGATATTATGATGGATGAAATTGACAAGCAAAGTGTTAATAAAATACTAAATAATAAAGTGACTTATGTACATTGTAAACATGGTAAAGATCGAACAGGTATGTTTATAGGTAGATATAGAACAGAAAATGGTTGGTCCGCTTATAATGCAGTTGAAGAAGCTGTTAAATTTGGATTTGGAACTGGTGTGGATTTAGATACTATTCAATTATATTTAAATGTTATTAATCATGGACCAGATGCAGAACAACCTGTCACAATTGATGATTGGGAAGATTTAAAAAAAAAGTATATGGGCCAATGCTTAGTATGTGAAATGCCAACAAAAAATAATGGTGTTTGTGAATATTGTGAAAGTAATAAAGCTGTTACAAAAAATCTAATAAGTCAAGATAATAAAAAAGTGGAGAGTAATGTGAATACTTATAATACTCAAACAAGAAG